GACTGCGGTTCAAGAAATACAGACAGCGAGCCAAGGCTGCGAATTTTGGCCTGCTATACGGCATGGGCCACTTGGGTTACCAGGCATACGCAAAGGCCAGCTACGGCGTTGAGATGTCAGAGAACGAAGCGCAGCAGCAGAGAGAAGATTTCTTCGATCTCTACCCGGCCCTGGTCGGATGGCACAATAAGTACCGTGGGTTCGCTAAGAATAAGGGCTTTGTATCGTCGCCCCTCGGAAGAGTTCGACACCTGCCCATGATCTGGTCGAAGGACCGTGAGATTGCAGCGGGCGCGGAGCGTCAGGCTATCAACTCCCCGATCCAGGCTACGTTGTCAGATTTGTGTTTATGGGCGATTACACTGCTGGAGCAGCAGTATGCAGACAAAGGTCTGTGGATCGCAGGCATGACCCACGACAGTTTGTACGGCTACTACCCAATGAACAGCCCGATTGACTGGCCGAGAGTTATCACGGAGACCATGTCTAACCTGCCCATCAAAGAGACGTTTGGATGGGATCATCAGATCCCGTTTCCGGCAGATATTGAGGTTGGGCCGAATATGGGTAATCTTGAAGAAGTGAAGCTCGCATGATAGCGAGTGCAATCAATTGCAAATGAGGGTCACATGGCCGACGAAAAGAACGCTGAACCAGTCGTCCACTCGAAGGTGACTTTCTTCAAGATTGACGGTGAGCAGAGCATCCGCTCGAATGCCTCGGAGTACGAGGACGATTTCAAGGGCCTGTACGGCTTAGACACCTTTCACCAAGGCGTTCACGTTATTGAGCCGCCGTACAACGTAAAGCAGTTGATGGGCCTCTGTCAGAACAATAATACCCTGCAGCCCTGCATCGACGCTATTGTCACGAATGTTCATGGCACCGGTTGGGAGATTGAGCCGGAGGAAGAGCCGGACAGCGATGCCGAGGAAGACAAGAAAATTGAAGAACTGACTGCGTTTTTTGAGCAGCCGTACCCGGGCCTGTCCTGGACCACGATGCGCAAACAGCTTGGGCAGGATGTTGAGAAAGCAGGCCACGGCTATCTCGAAGTTATTAGAAATCTGAAAGGGGAGATGGTGTTCGTCCGCCGTCTCGACCCTAAGCTTATCCGTCTGGTCAAGCTGGACCCGCCCCGGGACGTAAAGATGCAATTGACCCGTCGAGGTACGACTTTTGAGGCTACCGTAGGGCGTCGTTTCCGCCGGTTTGCTCAGTTGATCTCAGGCAAGAAAGTATTCTTCAAGGAGTATGGTTGCCCGACCAAACTCCATAAGCGTCTCGGTCTCTGGGAAGGAGATGGCGTCCACGATATTGATAAAGTGGAGGTCAAAGATCTCGCCACGGAAATTATCTATTTCACGAAGATGCTCGACAGCGAGACCCCGTACGGCATTCCAGCTTGGGTTACGCAGACGCCCTCAGTACTAGGCTCACGTCGGGCAGAAGAGCAGAACCTCGCTTATTTCGACAATGGTGGGGTCCCCCCGATGATGGTGTTTGTCTCTGGTGGCCAGATGGCTCAGGAGGCCCGAGACGCTATCCAAAACTTCATGGCCGCTACGCCCGATAGTAAACAGGTCGTTCCAGTTATCGAAGTATGGGGAGACACAGGCACAGATGGAAAAGCCGGTAATGTAAAGATTGATATTGAGCGTTTCGGCTCGGAGCGGCAATCGGACAGCATGTTCGAAAACTACGATGAGAGATGTGAGACCCGTATCCGACGAGCGTGGCGTTTGCCTCCGATTTTCGTTGGTGGGGTGGAGGAGTACAACTTCGCTACCGCGTTCGCGTCGTATACGTCAGCCGAAGCTCAGGTGTTTTCGCCGGAGCGCCAGGAATTCGATGAAGTCATAAACAGTACGATCATGGTGGAGCTAGGAGCGGAGGGCTATAAGTACCGCTCCAAGCCAATGACGGTGCATGATATTCAGCACCAGTTGAAGGCTGTAGAACTCGCATGGGGATCCGGTGAGATCAGCGGTGACCAGTTCCTGAAAGTACTGAATGAGCTGACAGGCTTGAATATGATGGAGGACGCGCCGGAGGAGGAACCGCTTCTTCCAGCACCGGAGCAGCTAGACGCTCAAGGGAACCCCATCCCCGCCAGTACAGATCCGAACCAGACACCGGCACCGGCACAGTCCACTCCGTCCGCCCCGCCTAATCGACAGAAACTGGCGTCAGACTTCGGAGAGCACGATCCGACGACATTGGCGTCCCAGTTGTTTGAGGCCATGGTAGGGGATAACGATTTGCAAGTAACTGCACCGATCCTCGCCAAAGTGTTTTCATTGCCGACAGACGAGGCTGCAGAGTTCAAACACGCTTTCTTAGAGGCGCTGTCTGAAGGTGCCGTTACCGCTAATGACGACATGGCTGCAGCTTTAGCAGCTTCGATGTTGGCGGGAGTATCGGCGGATGAAACCTGAGACGTTCATTCCGATTGAAAACTCGTTCAAACGGATCATTGATAATCTATGGACTAAGGCCGTCAGCAAGGCCTGGCCCGAGATCAACACCGCCCTGGAAAAGGACGATGTAACCGAAGCCGTGAACTTAATTGCAAGCATCGATGTCGATATTGAGCTTAGCAAACGTAAGGAAAAACAGCTTCGATTGTTGATGCAGACTGCTCTGAACTACGGTGCTGCCGTATCTGTCGATGACCTGTCCCAGTCAATCTTCATTCGAGAGCAGCCCGAAGAACTCGATATGGTCATGGAAATGTTCCTGACCTCTGCCCGTGAGAACATGAGACGCTTCGCAGCCAAGGGGGCCTCCCTAGCCGCACAGAAGCAAATCAAAGATGCTCAGGCGCTTAGGGATGCAGGTCAGGTTCAGAAGGGCGATATAGACCCCGGCAAGATCGAAGACATGGTATTGAACAATGGTCGTGCGATCTCCAGCATCGGTGCGAACCAGACGACTTCCAGACTTGCAGCCTTCGGAGCACTGTCCCAGCTCGACGCAAAAGGCATAGTCAGCTACCGCTTGCAGGCGATCCTGGACAAGAGAACTTCTAAGATCTGTCGACGCTTGAACGGCAAGATGTTCACGGTGAGCGTAGGCCTCGACCATATTCGTTCAGTTGTCCGAATGACTAATCCGGATGATCTTAGATCAGCCGACCCGTGGGTGCCGTCTAACGCAGATGCTCTGAAATTTATTGAAGCGGCAGACAGTCAGGAGCTGATCGGGAATAAGTGGCACGTACCGCCATTCCATCCGCACTGCCGGACGATTGTCGTAAATGCAGATATCGATGTGCCGGAGGCTTTCCTGGAGGAGATGCCTATCGCTGAGACGGCTACGGCTAAGATGAACCGTATGACGGTGCATAAGGCCGACCACTTGGCTCGCATCGATCCGGTCAAGTTCAGAGATTTCTTCGAGAGCCAGGCGTCTGTGAAAGACCTGCCCGACGGCCTGAGCAAACTAGGCTGGAATAAAGGTCGCTTGGCTACGCTGCGCAAAGTCAAAGGGCCTATGGACGAGTATCCTATTCTCGGAGCCCTGGAGGATGGCACCGTTGGGATTATTGATGGCCGTCACCGTATCGCTCTCGCAGCGGAGAGAGACCAGTGGATTAAGGTTGCCATCGATAAAGACAGCCTGAAGCACATGCGTAAGAACAAGGTGAAGTTCATTCGCAGTGTCGAGAAACCAGACGTGTCTGATCAGGTGGCAGCGTACGAAGGCCTCCTGGAGGAGGTACAGGCCCCGGCAGTCGTACCGCCCCGTAAGTCCAGTGTAGAGCTGCTGGCGAAGGCGAAGCTGGAATTCACCGATGAGCTGATGGAAACCAACCTGATCGAAGAGGTCATCGAGAAGAATAGCCCTCGCTACCGGGAGCTGAAAAATGGGAACCTGCTCGCCCAGTCGAACGATCCAGTGGAGTATATGTTCCTGGTCGATGAGGATGGTACGTTCATAGGCGCCAACAAAGGTACAGACGTGTCCGTAGGGCTCAGTAAGGAGCAGGTGAAATACATCAACACGAAGAAGCCTAAACGCTCTGTGTCATTGCACCACAACCACCCTTTGGACGAAGCCCCGTTCGCTCTGTCCGGACCCGATATCGATCTGCTGATCCGACAGCCATGGGTTAAGGAGGTCATCGCCCATATCGACGAAACGACGTCTGTTATCGCTAAGTGGCATCCACGCATGGACGAGGCTTGGTTTAAGGTTTGGCACAATGACCTGATGGCTAAGCTGTGGAGAGACAAGCCGCCCGCATGGCAGACGTTGTACTCTATGGCTAAGAAGGCAGGTGTGAATACCGGCAGTAAGCTCCAGGCGGAAGCCGTATTGCAGTGGGCCTATAACCAGGCTTTGAAGGACGTTGCAGGTATCGATGTTCGAATGTACGGGCAGAGGTATATTAATTTCTTCAGGGAGCACTCGGAGTTTGCCTTAGGCGCCCGAGAAGCTATAGTGAAAATAGGTCAAGAGATTTTGGATGATATGAAAGTCGTGTTGAAGTCAGCGAAAAAAGATACGGTCCGCGTCAAAGCAGGCGTACCTCTCATCGTTGAAGAGCACGGTAAGTTCGCAAAATCCCTGAAGACCAAGAGCGGTATTCCGAAAAACACCTACAACCCGTTTAAGTAGACGCTTGCAATCAATTGCAAATCTGGTTTAGTTTCGCCGGATGAGCAGAGACTTCTCTACGATCCAGAAAACCGATGACGAAAAGCAAATCGTCTGGGGAGCTGTATACGTACCTGACAAGGTCGACAGCCAGGGCGACTATATGTCTGCCGAGGAGATCGAGAAGGCTGCTTACCTCTTTATGTCGAAGGGTATCGTATCCAATATCGACATGAACCACGACAATGAAAAGACCGGTGCATATGTTATCGAGAGTTTCATAGCTCGTGAGGGCGACCCGGATTTCCCCGTTGTGGGCACTTGGGTCGTCGGCGTTCACATCCCCGATGAAGACCTTTGGGAGAAAGTGAAAGACGGGACGATCAATGGTTTCTCCATGGAAGCCGCTGTTCGAACCAGGCCCGGTGAAGTTGAAGTTCCTGGCGTGCCGTTTGCGATTAAGGGTGAAACCGAACCCGGTCCAGATGGTCATGTTCACGAATTTGAAGCGTATTTCGACGACGAGGGCGTCTTGACAGGTGGTCGAACTGAAGTTCATAAGGACCCGGAAACTGGACGCGAGCATTTTCACGTCATCCGGAAACCTGTTGTGACCGAGAAGACCGCTGAGCACGCACATCGTTTTGTCGAAGTAAAAGAGATGGTGTTAGCCGATGTCCAAAACTAATCCCAAAGACACAGTCAAAGCACGCGAGCTGGTCGATGCTGATGTTGGTTTCATCTCTCTAGTTGGCCGAGGCGCCAACGGTGAGCCCTTTCGCGTAGTTAAATCGGAGGACGGAATGTCTATCAACCTGACGGGACTTTTCCCGGTACGTAAAGCCGCCCCCGCTGTCGCCTTCGTTGCGATTGCGAAGGGCTACGATCTGGAGCAAGCGAAGACGCTTCTCGAAACTCATGACCTCATCACTGATGACGTCCAAGAGACCGAAGAAGCAACGATCTTCAAGCAGGGCGACTTTAACCCTGATAAGGTGGAAATCCTGA